TCAGCAGTACCACCAGACGTAAGTTCAATTGCATTTCCATCAGTATCTATAAATAAATTTGATGTACCAGCATCTTTAATAAAACTTCCACTATTACTATGGAAAATTTGTAAATCATTAGAAGCACCTAAATTAATTACATCACTATCGCCTAAATTAATATTACCAGTAGTAGTTAATCCTGTTAGTGTTCCAAGTGAAGTAATTGTTGGTTGAGCAGCTTCAATATTTAAAGTTACAGCACCAGTTGTACCACCACCAGATAAACCTGTGCCAGCTACAACTGAACTAATATCGCCTGGTAAAGGTGAGCCATTACTATTTAATGTTCCAACTAAATTTACGGTATCACCAGAAGAACCAATTGTGATCGTCGTTCCTGATTGTGGTTCTATTGCATCTACTTCTAATTTACTCATTATACTATTACTAATGTCCCTGTTACTGTTACAGTTGCAGGGATTGTAATAGGACCTGCAAGAACTGCGTTTTCTATTGTTTGAGTTCCGTCGATCGTGGACGATTGATTTGGTATGAATTCGTTAGGGGCCGTTTGACCTCCAATATATTGGACTCCGTTTATTATTGCTGTCATAATTCCTCCTATGAACTAATTTGGTTAATAAATGAAGTAACAATATCAACAGACGAAGCTGTGTTTGATACTGCTTTCAATACATCTCCATTTTTTAAAACAATTTTTGATCCACCTTGGATTAATTCGATTGCAGAATTTGGTGGAATAACCACACCTTTTGCAAGATATTTATTTCCACTATTAACAATGTAAACATCAACTTCAATTGTAGAAGTTAAAATATTACATAATCTAATTCCAATAACTGCATCAAAGTCGGATCCAGTTATAAGTGTTACTTCACTTGTTCCTACTGCTGATTCTAAATCGTTTCTAAAATTTTGTGCCATATTTTTTTCCTATTTATAATGCGACCGCCATTGCTAATGCAAAGCCAGTTGACGCTGCTCCTACTGGTGTACCTGAAGCATCCAAGTAAACCGATTTTTCAGCAGGCATTGTACAAAATACATTTAATGTACTTGTACCACCTGAATTAAAATTAATTTTTGAAGTGTTACCTGCAGAGTTACTTAAAACAGTACCTCTTTGTAAAGTTGTAGAGCCCGAAAGAGTTCCCAACCCTACTTCAAAATTATTTGTGCCTTGTTCAAAGATAGCATAATAAGTTGTATTAGAAGTTCCAATACCACTATTAAAAGATATAAAACCAGTTACGGCCCCAGCTAATGTAATATCACCCGTGCCTTGTGTTGTACTAGTTTCTTTTACTCTATCATTTATAACTAAAGCCATAAATTTTCTCCTTAACTCATACTAATAATTGCATTAGCAGGTGTAGACGGATCAGGGAACGTAACTGTAAAAGTACCGTTAGTCGCTGTCTTGTTTCCACCAAAATCTAAAACTACTACTAATCTATTTGCTACACCATCGACTGTATCTGTATTATAGATAGCTGCAAAAGCTGCAGTAAAAGTTGCACTACTATAAGTAACATTAGCAAAGTCAACTGAAGCAACCGCTGTACCAGAAGCCACTGCCTGTGAGGCTAAAGTTTTAACTGCATAGTTTGTACTACCTGTTGAATCTACTTCGCCGTTACTAGTTCCTAATAAAGCAACTGTTGATGATGTTGAATAAGGATTAGTTGTGTATAAAGAAAATTTAAAAGTATTTCCTCCGTTTGCAAAGTCATGTTGCGCAGAAAAAAGTGCACCTCTAAAACTAAATGGTATTATGTTTGCCATATTTTTTTATCTCCTTAATTAACTTGATGGTGATTTAACGTTAAGTTGAGCTCGAACTTCACCATCTTGATATTCGTCTCTGCGTCTGATACCGATTTGTTCGATAGCGTACGATTCTAATGCTTGATTAAAAGCTTGTTGGTAGTATTGTAACATATCCTGCGGGCCTTTCAAGTATGCAAATGTATTTACCAGACAACCATATAAAAGTAAATCTTGATATTTATTAGACAGATAAGTGCCTGCTGTAGCCGGAGCTGGTGTAGATGTAGTATCTGTTATTGTTTCTGGCTCTCTATCATATGATATTGTAATTTCATAAGTTTTATCAGGAGTAGGGGCTACTACCCAAAAAGTTTCATCCCAATTAGCATAGTATTTTGGAATATCTACAGCAGATGTAGAAGGTGTAGAATAATATTCTGCCATAAAACTAGTATCTCTTTGTTCTAAATAGTATTGATTTCCTGCCTGATCTTTAAATTGAACGTATCTAATCGCTCTTAAATCAGTTGGAATAGTTATATATCTATTTCCAATAATAGCGTTTGAAGTTGCATAAAATACATTTTGATCTGTATCTATTTGTCTATAAATAGAATTTTCTGCGTTCTTAATAATTGTGTTAAGAATTGAATCCGTTAAAACTTTTGGAGTTGTAACACCATTATCTACCTCTGTGTAATTTTTAATATCTGTTTGTAAGTTTGCTAAAGTATATGCCATTATCCGTTTACTACCTCAAGTGTTACTGGTCCTGCAGAACAATTTGCTCCACCACCTTCTACATTACCTGTTGTTGCATTACTAGTACTCGTTATATAAAAATAACTTATTGGATTTGTTATAGGATCTGTTGTTGTAGCTCCTGTAATATTACCCGATGAATCTATTTGACCTAATGCAATTGTAAAACCGTTTGCATTATTTAAATCACTTACATTATCAAATGTAGGAATAGTTCCAAATGATTGCAAATTTTTAGCATCTGCTCCTCCTGAACCTGCAGAAGTAACAACAGGTGGTCCTCTAAATCTTACAATTGAACCTGCAACTCTTTGATGATCTTCTGAATAAATATTTATATAAGTTGTTCCAGAATAAATAATAGATGTAAATGGATTGTTATCTAAAAGTATTAAACTTGTTTTAGAATTTGGTTGAGGTCTTGGATTATATAAAGCTTGAGGATCTGAACCTACTGGTTTTGGAGAAAGTTGTGGCTGCTTTGCTTCAAATTCCGAAGTGTGAACTAAAGATCCATTCCATTCTCTAACCATTTCAGTATAGGGAAATGCCATTCCTGATCTATCAGAAATTGCTAATGCATGTTTACCTGATGCGTATCTACCCATTATACTCCATCTCCATAAAATGTTTGTGGTGAAATAAAAGTAGATGTACCTTGGTTGTCTGCATCTAATGCTCTTAATAATTCACTTTCATATCTTCGTTCTAATTCTTGACTCATTTCAGGTGAATATTTTAAACTTAAATAGTAAGCAAGTCCTGACATCATACAAGGATAAAATCTGTTAACAACATCTGAAGTATTATTATATGCACCAACGTCTTGAATTTTTGATAAATAATAAAAACAAAATTGAAAACTACTTGGTGTAGTTGTACTAGACACGCTTGAACTTGGTGTTGCATATAAAAATATACTTGGGTTTAATCTTCTTTCTACATAATATTGTGATGGTGTTCCTTTAGTTAATTTATTTGGTGTTTGAGAATATGTTGATCTATCTATTTTAGTTAATGCAATGTCTTGAGGTTCAGTATTTGAAGAATTGTTTCTATAAAAAGATTCAAGAACATCACTAATATCGCTTGGAAAATTTGTAGAATCACTTGCAAAATTATATTCTGCTTGTCCTTCTATTAAAGGAACTTTAGCTAATTTTACTTTCCATAAATGAACACCTCTATTACCCCATTCTTGAAACATAATATTTAAAGAACGTCTTGCAGATCTTAATTGATAGCCTGTTCTAGTTCCTCTTATTCCTGTTCGTTCAAATGCTTCTTCTATAATATCATCTATTTGTGGATTGAATTCTGTAGTTTCAGATGTAGGTGAAATAGTTTGAGCAGTATTACCCATTCCTGCAGTAACTGTAGAATAATAAAACAATAATGGTGCGCCTGTAGTTCTAACTGGTGCAACAACTATAGTAGTATTTGCTCCAGCATTACCAGGTGTACCTATACTAGTCACTCCTGTTGTATAAGCTGCGACTGGTGAATTATTGGGATTTGTAGAAAAAGATAAAACTTGAGAACCACCAGTTGCATTACTAGTATCAGATTGGTCAAAAATATAAGTATTACCTTCTTGTAAATATAAGACAGGACTTACTTCTCCGTTAATATAAAATTTATTACCGGTACCATATTGATTAGTTCCCGCTGCTACGGTTACTTTAT